CGATCTGGTCGTGGCTGGGCGCCCCGCGATTCACTGGTCTCGGCAATGAGTTCTCGCACCCCATCCAATGCCCGGACTGTGGTCATTACAGGACGTACCTGGACACAATCACGGATGACGGCAAGGCGTGGAACTTCACGTGCGAGGGCGGTTGCCACTGGACGGTGGACACAGTGACCGACAATAGTCAACTCATGCTCCGGGTAACTGCCTGGACGGGTCCAGGACTGTATGTCACGGCGACTCCAGCGGACAGGCTGGAGTCGGAGCTTCGGGAGGAATACGAGATGGCCGAGGACGAGAGGCTTTCGTACGAATGATCCAGGACGAAATCGCCGCCGCCAGACGCTTCTTCGACGCCCGACGTACCGACTGGGAGCGGGCCGCCGACGATGGCCATCAGCGCGCGGGGAGGGGGTGGCTACACGTCGAGCTGGGCGACGTCGCGGCCGCCTATTACCGGCCGGCGGCCTCCCTCGAAACCCTCTCCGGCGGCCCGTTCCGTCAACTGGTCCGTGGCGCCATCTACGACTACGAGCCCTCCGTCAGTTGGGTCGTGGTGTTCATCGGCGAGGGCTGGCAGGATGTCCGTCGGGTCCCCAAGCGTGACGTGTTCGTGACGTGACCAGTTTTGCCGATAGGCGCAAGCTCTGGCCCTTCAGGGCCGAGTTAGCTTCGGCTCGCAATCCGCTGTTGCTCCACGTACCGGCGGATGATTGCCAGTGGAGCACCACCGCACGATGAGGCGAAATAGGACGGCGACCACAGGTGCTCGCGATGCGTCCTGATCGAATATGCCTGGCGCAGTCGCCGGCTGGATACGCCCTTGAGCGAATTAACCAATTTGGACAATTGGACGGTCGGCGGGTACTCAGCCAGAAGATGGACATGATCGTCCTCGCCGTTCATCTCGACCAGCCGAGCGCCGAAATCGAAGCAGATGGCCTCAAATATCCCTCGGAGCGCGTCCAGGTGGACCTCGTTCAGGACGTGACGACGGTACTTGGTCACGAAGACCAGATGAACGTGAAGGGCAAAAACGCAGGATCTTCCGTGTCGAAGTTCACCATTTTCGGGCACAGACCAAGTATACTCGTGGGCGTGATCGTCCGCTACCGATACCGCGCCTACCCGACGCCGGGCCAGATCCGGATGCTGGTCCGAACGTTCGGCTGTGCCCGGGTTGTCTTCAATCAGGCGCTCGCGGTCCGGGAGACGGCCTATCGGGACGGTGAGAAGCTGAACGACTTCGAGGTTCAACACCGAGCGATTATCGATAATCGCGAAGACGGCCGACCTTGGCTGGCCGAGGTCTCGTCGGTGGCGCTGGTGCAGGCATGCAACGATGCCCGTATCGCCTACCGCAACTGGTGGGACTCGCTCTCGGGTAGGCGTTCCGGCCGGCGACTCGGACGGCCGAAGTACAAGAGGCGCAAGGATCATCAGTCGTTCCGGCTGAGCAGGAACGGCTTCGCGGTTACGTCGGCCGGCATCCGAATCGCCAAGGTCGGAGACGTCGAGCTGCGATGGTCACGACCACTGCCGTCTGTGCCGTCCGGCGTCTCGATCATCCGGGAAGCGGATGGACGGTACTATGCGTCATTCGTCGTCGAGGTCACGGACGAGCCCTGGTCGGTCATCGATTCAGACGTCGGCGTAGACCTCGGCCTATCCAGGCTGGCGACGTTGTCGGACGGCACAGAGGTCGAGAACCCTCGATTCCTGCGCCGCAAGCTGAGAGCGTTGAGGCGGTCACAGCGATCCGTCAGTCGCAAGGTCAAGGGCTCGGCCAACCGACGCAAGGCCGTCAGGCGGGTCGCGGTCATACACCGCAAGGTTCGTGAGTCGCGACTCGACACACACCACAAGCTAGCCCTTCGACTGGTCCGCGAAAACCAAGCGGTCTATGTCGAGGATCTGAACGTCGCCGGGATGGGACGGTTGCGTCTGGCGCGATCAATCTACGATGCCGGTTGGTCGATACTGGTTCGGCTGATCGAAGAGAAGGCGGTGAGACATCGTCGGACAGTTGTCAAGATTGATCGCTTCTTCCCGTCCAGTCAACTCTGTTCGGTCTGTGGCCGAAACGATGGCCCCAAGCCGCTCAATGTCCGAACCTGGACGTGCGAGGGCTGCGGGACGAAACACGATCGCGACCGCAACGCCGCCGTCAATATCAGGAACGAAGGTCGCCGCTGGGCAGGCGAGAGACCTAAAACGCTTGTGGAGCCCAGACGTAAGACCGGACCTCGTTCGGCAGCGGGCCGTGAAGCAGGAATACGGCGAGGGCAGAATGTCTGTCGGTAGCGGAATCTCGGCCGTTCACGGCCGAGTGGATGTCAATACCTGGAGGCTGGCGGGGAGGTCGTGATCGAGGTCAACGGCGACGTGCCCGCCACGCGGTGAACGGCTGCCCGACCCAGACCAGTCGGCCGAGCAAAGGGCCGAGGTAGTCCTGGACCCTCCCCCCGACGTCATATGCGTTTCGTAGGACCGCCGTCGGACCTCGACCCGTGGAATCCCTCACCTGGACGACGTCGGCGGCGTGGCGATGCGTATGTGTCGCCACGTCAGCGCCAACGGCCCTTGCGCCGCGGCAGCCGTTTGGCGTCGACGACCGGCGGGGGAGGGGCCGGTACGACGACCGGCGGGGGACAGTGAGGACACCCGTCGGGGTCGACGTATCGACGCAGATGACGGCGACACATCCCGATCGGATCGTCGGGTCGCGGTTGAACCCAGGGCGGCACGACGATCGCCATCACGTCAGACTCACGACGACGTTGCCCGGCCAGCTCAACACACAGTTGGCACCCGTCAGCGCCAGCGAACCCGGCGACGTCAGGTAGGCAATCAGGTCTGATGTCGAGTTCGTCCCCGTGTGGACGTACAACACGACCGCGATCACGGTCGGACCCGCTGCCAACGCGGTCCAGGTCACCGGCCCGGCCTTCAGTTGAACGGCGGGGTCGGCCCGCGCTACAGACTTCGACCCCAGCGCCGCGCCGCCAGCGACGTACCCTGAGGGCGAAATTTCGACCAGGCCACCAGACAAGGCGTCGGCCAGAGTATCCTCCGACCCCGACGGCGTCCAACCCGACGAGGAATCGACGAGCAGCGCTCTGACTGAGACCGCCGTCCAGATGTCGTTGCCGGCGACGATCTGCTGACGAAATCTCGGGAACGTGAAATCGGTCATCGTCAAACCTCTTATATCATGAAACCGTCAATTCGGCCGACGACCCGAACAGATACACGAACACGTCGTAGTTCCCAGGCGCCCCGGCCGTGACGTCGAGCCGGACATAGTAGTTGTCCGCCGGCAAAACCCCGGCCGCCGGCACCCAGTCCCCGCCACCGCCCTTGCCTGTCAAATGATCGAAGATCGGCACGTCGAGCGCCACGCCGGCCTCGGGGTTGCCACCCGGCGATACGAAGAACGGTTCCGATGTGAACACGCCGCCGGAGATGGTTCCGATGATCGTGACCTGAAACCCAGCGTAGATATCGCACTGACCCTGGACCACGACGCGGACGAGCGGATTGCCGGTCGTGACCACGAATGGCAGCATGGCCGTCGTCTCTGTCCCGCCTCCCCCGTGGGCGGTCGCCAGATGACCAAACGACAGCAGCTCCTGACCGATCACGAACGGCGTCCAGGGGACGTCTGTCCTGGGCGGGAGTGGCGGCGGCGGATTCGTCGACGCCGGAACCGACTCTTCGGCCAGGTCGCCAGTCGCCGACGGATCGAGGCTCAACTCAGCGGTCTCGGCGTCGGCGTCAAACGCAATCTCGGTGATCCGATAGTGCGCCACGAGCTTGTCTGTGAACCACAGGGCGTCTTGCAGCACGAAGATGGCGTCGTCACCCGGCACGAGGTTCTGCTGCGTCACCGAGGCCATCGTCACGACGACGGTCGAGATCCCGAACGCCGTCCCTCGCGCCGCCAGCGCCGCGTCCGTCCGGGCCTGCATCGTGTCCTGTGGCAACGGCGCCTGTCGTGTCATCGTGAACACCTGCTCCGGCAGGCCGGACGCCCGCAGGCCGGCGTTGACCGACGTCGCGAATATGCCCTTGCTCGTTACGCCGTAGACCTTGGTCGCGTACGTCGTGCCGTCGTTCTGCCACTTCACGGAGACGATGTTGCCGCCGGTCGGCAGGTACTTGAACACCGGCAAAAGGTCCGGGTTCGTCGTCTCGTATCGTCGACCCAGGGTCGGATGGCGCGCTCGCAATACCAGCGTCGGCGTCTCGGTCGCATCCGTGTAGATGACGTCGATCCGGATCTGCGCCCCGTCCTCGATCGAGACGATATGCGCGCCGACCACGGCGCCCAACGTCTGAGTTGAGTCTTCAGGATTGATGGCGACTGTCCGCGGGATGCCCGAATCCGCCAGGTCCAACGTCAGACCAATGTCAGAGTCCGGCAGCTCGGAAACGTACTCGTAAAGCTCGAACAACAGGCCCGTGATCTCGTCGACCGCCGTGACCGTGAACGCGTCCAGGATCGGGTACTTGTCGTAAAAAGCCGTCCACACATCCTCGGCGAAGATCGTCGCGGTGGCGGTGACTGAGTCGTATTCGACCTTCTGCAGAACGTACGCGGCCCGTGGTTGGTCGTCGACCACGACGACCAACAGCCTTTTGACCGCCAGCGCGTCCAGTCGAACGTCTGGCGTGATGGCGACCGTACCGCGCAGGTCGCCAGGCTTCGTGTTGTACGTTTCCGTCCACGTCGCGCCGTCGATTTGCAAACGGCCGTAAAACGTCCGGTCGAACAGACCAAACGACTTGAACTCGACATTGACATGGGGGTCCTGTCCGGCGGCAGGCTGCGGGAACCAGGCCGGACGCTGCGGCGTCATAAGAACGTCGAGCGTGGCGGCGTTCAGGAACCGACCCGTGGCGCCTGTCACGGCGTCCGTGATCGCCGCCATGGTGTCGGCGGTGGTCCGCGTGAGATGAACGGTCGTGCCGGCCAGAGTGGCCGTATCGATGATCGCCACCATGGTGTCATCGGCGGTTCGAACTACGTTGGTCGGGGCCGCTGACGTGCCGGCGGTGTAATGGACTCCAATCCGCGCCGACGACAAGGCGGTCGCGTACACGGCCATGTCCGACATCTGGCCGGTGTACCAGGGGCCGCCGCCGTACCCTCCCAGTGAACCACCGCCGCCGACCGGCCGAACACGGGTGGCGGTACCAGTCGAAACGCCATCAACGAATATCTCAATCGTGGCGCCGGTCCACACATAGACGACGTGGTGCAGGCCGCCGTCGGAGACGTTGACCGACGAACCGACAAAGATGGTTCCCTGATCGGCGAACGGTGTGCATGGTCCGACCGACGAAGTGTTACCCACACGAAAAGAAGGGTAGTTTCCGCCGACGGTTTCGTCGCACGCCGACGCAATGATCCAGTACTCGATTGTCAGATCGGTCGAGACCGGGAATGGCCAGGCCAGATAGCCCGATCCGTTGAACTGCGCCATGCCGGACCCCGCCCCCGAGTCGCCGGTCACGATCGACGTGTGACCGACCGTGGGGCCGGACGACAACACGCTAGTGCCGTTGCCGTTGCCGGATGAGTCCGTGAAGTCTGCGAAACGGTAAAAACTGAAGGGGGAATCGGCGAGGACTTCGCTGACGTAGCTCACGTCACGCCCATCACGCCCACGTCGATCGGAACCGGTACGTCACAGTTCCCGTCCCCGAACCGCAAAACGCCGAGATGTTCTGTGCGCCCGGTTGCAAAATCCACCAGTCCGACGCCGACGTTTCGCTGACCAGGATGCCGTTCAGCCGGCAAGACAACGCGAAGAAGTCGACCACCAGCGTATCGCCACCGCCCAGCGACGTATTCACAGTCACGACGTTGCCGTGAGCGTCGGAGAACGAGCAGGGTCCGGTTACTGGACCGACCGCCGTGATCACGGGATACGCCCAGGCGTTGCCCGAATTGGTCGCCGACACGATGCCGCCGAACACGGACGCAATCACGGTCTCGGTGTTTGCGTACACCGCCGGCTCGACCGTCTCGAACGCCAACGTCGCCTTGGCGAGATTGTCGCGCTGACGGTCGATCAGACGTTGCGCGACGAACACGTTTGCTCGTTTTGAGCCGGCGTCGAAAAGAAGGGGGAGGGAGATCGACCGCTGGACGCCGGTGGCGGCCTCCAGCAAACGACAAGACGCATCCACGGTGTAGCCGGAGACCGGCACGATGGCCAAGCCGAGTTGCAGCGTGAGCGCGTCCGTGAACCGTCGAGCCCGCCAATTCCCGTCGGCCGCCGAACGGGGGGTCGTGTGCTCGCGTATGGACGGCAGGTCGCCAAAACCCGATTGACTCTGCACCCTCAGGGCATCTCCTGGATGTCCCCAGGACACGCCGTTATAGCTGCCCGCACTCAGTATGAAGCTCATATATAAGTCATGGCTGGCTGGATTCGGAGCGTCGCCGTCGTATTGATCTCGAACATGGCTAGATGCGCTTCGCCGAACTAAAAAAGTTAATGGCATTTACAACTTTGCGGTGATCCACCGGCTGGTTGCTCGTTATCGCGACGCTGCCCAGGCTTTTGGCCTCCAGCGTCCGCAGCGACTCCAGGATCGAGGCCAGCAGGCCCGACGCATTACCGCCCAGCCCGCCACCGTTATTGAGAGCCGCCAGGCCGCCGGCGCCGATCCGGGACATGGCCGCCGTCGTCAGGACCCCCTCGCCAGCCGTGAGGCGCGTGAGGACGCGATCGGGGCCGGGGGGACCGCTGACAACGCCGCCGGTCTGGTAGGCGGGTCGATCGGCTACCTTCAAACCTGACCTCTGCGCATCAGCGTAAGCGGCATCCCTCGCGGCGATGGTGTTGTAGGCTTCCACCGCCGAACCAACCAGACCAAACTGAGAAGCGGCCGGAAGTTGATGCCAGATGTTGGCGAGGTCGCCCAATCTCTTGGTCACTTCCACGAACGCCGGTGCATTGACGACCGTCATGAACGCGTTGATGGCGGACGCGGCGCCGTTGAGCGCGTTGCCCAATCCGTTCATGAAATCCGTGGCCTGCCTGACCGCCCGGTCGAAGTTGGCGGGATCGGCCAACCAGGTCGCCAGATCCTCGAACCACTTCAGGAACTTGTCCAGCCACTGACCGACGATGGTGATCGTCCGTTCGAACACCGGTCCGATCTTGGGCCAGTTCGCGCTCAGCCAGGTGACGAAATTGCTGATCGAGTCGGCGGCATGCTGGACGCCGCCACCCAACGCGGCCGCGATCTGGTTGCCAATCTTCGACAACTCGGGCTGATTGCGGATGAACCAGTCGACCAATCGGATGAGATTGTGCAGCAGGCCGTCGAACGCGTCGCCGACTCGAACGGTGAACTGGCGAAAGATGTCCGACAACTGCGGCGTCCGCTTCAGCATCTCAGTCACGAAATCCGCGTACGAACCGCCGGCTCTCTTCAGAAAAGTGACCAGGGTATCGAACGGCCCGCCGGGAGTCGTCATGGCTTTGAGGGTGGGTCCGATGACGTCGCCGAACCACCGAACGACGCCCAGACCGAGTTCTGTAACCTCCGGCAGTAGCTTGACCAATGCCGCGTTGATCTCTTCGAGGGCCGGCGTCGCGGCCTTGACCAGCGTCTCCTTCATGCGCTCGATGCCGTCGGTCAGTTGCTTGAACGATCCGTTGCCGGACGCCAGCGCTTGGTTCGTCTGAGCGACGGCGTCGTGCGCGTCGGCCAGCTTGCGCGCGGCGATGGCCAATGCGCCCTGGGCATCCTTCAGCGTGGTTGCCGAGCTGGCGCCGGCCTGTTGAGCGGTCGTGAGGGCGTTGGTTGCTTTCTGCTGTTCGGCCAACACCGTCGCCAGGCCGCCCTGGAGGCCAACCGAGTCTGGATTCGCGGCCAACGCAGCGCGGGCCGCCGCGACCTGGGCGTTGGCCGAATCAAGGGCCTGCTGAGCGGTCGCGATGGCGCCCGAGTTGGAGGCCGCCACGGTTGCCTGCTGAGCCTTGACGACCGATGCGGCCGCTCGGTCGTACGCCTCTTGGGCCGTGGCGAGACCGTCGGCCGCCGACTTCGCGGCGTCGGCCTGCGACTGCTGCATCGTGCCGAGCAGCACGCCGATCAGCGCGATGGGTCCCAGGAACAACGCCAACGCGCCGGCCGCCGCCAGAGCGCCGCCGGCCAACGCGCCAAGCAGGACCACAGCGGACGACAGCGCGATGATCATCCCGCCGAGAACCGTGGCCACCGCCGCCAGATTCGAGATCAAGACCGCCATCGGCGCAGCCAGAACCAGCGCCGCCACGCCCAGCGCCGCCAGGGCGGGCACGAACGCCGGGGCCGGGATTCCCGCCATCACGTTGCCCAGTCCGGTGATCAGCCCTCCCAGCACCGGGATGTTCGACTGCAAACCGCGGAAGTTGCGCTGGAACTGCGTCAGGAAGCCGCCCTGACCGCCACCGCCGGAACCGCCGCCGGTCCCGGGTCCGTTGATGATCGAGGACAGATGGGCGAACTCACCGCCAGCCTTGCCCAGGGCGACGCCCAGCTTATCAACCTCGACCGCGGTATTGCGCGCCGCGATCAGGTGCTTCTCCAGCGACGCGGCCGAGATGCCGGTCACCCTCGCGACCTCCGCGCCAGAGGCTGTCAGCTTCCCATTCGAATCCGTCAACGAGTCGATCGCGACCTTGGCCGTGACGACCGACGCGACTCCCTCTGTGGAGATTCGGAACTTCAAACTGACAGTTTCGTCGGCCATCAGGCGAGAACCAAGGACGGAGAGCTGCCGCCGGTCGTCATCCCCTCCCCCGCAAAATGGACTCCAGTGCCTCGGCCGCCAGCGCTGACTGATGGTCGGCCGCGATCCGACGACGACGCTCGAACTCCGCGATCTCGGCCGGCGTCATGAGCGTCCGCTCAACGAACTGGCGCCTCTTTGCATCCCACGCCAAACGCTCGAACTCCTCCTGGGCCAGCCGCTCGGCATACTGTCGAGGCAGTTCGCGGGCGCGCTCGTCAACGAGGTCTCGCAGTTGTGCGGTCGCTTCGACGTCGGCATTGGCCTCCAGCTCGTCGTCGTCCCAACCCGCCGTCGGTTCATTGAGCCGACGGCGCTCCAGCGCGGCCAGCGCGTCGATACCGGTGAGGATGTCATCCATCGGGGCCGTCCCTTCGGGCCTCGATGTCGGCCAACCGCTGCTGCGCTTCCGTGAGAACGATGACCCTCTTGCCGCGGACCAGCTCCGTCTTCACATTGCCGCCGCGCGAACGAATCTGTTCCGCCAGCCAGACGCCGCGATCCTCGACACGCTCCGGCGGCACGCCGAACGCTGTGAGCGGGTCCTCGGGCGTGGGTTCGGGCGCCAGACCCTCCATGTTGGCGTCGTGGCGCAGTTCGACGCCGTAATGGGCGAGGACGTGAGCTGCGATCTGCTCGCGGGCCTCGCCGGATGATCGCGCGAACATCGCACGGTACACGGCCAGCTTGCGGCGCTCCGACGCCGTCTTCGCCGACCGTTCCGCGTCCGTCCGTGTGTAGTCGAGGTGGCGCTGTACCTTCATTTCGGCACAGCTCCTAGTGCGTCGAGATCGGGCCGTCCGACGTGAACTTCATGGAGAAACGGACCGGGGTCGTCACTCCCCCGGTGACGTTGCACTCGAACCACGCGTTCATGTAGTAGTACGAGCCCATCACCGTTTTCTGGGGGTAGATGAAGATCGGCCCCGATGAGTCCGCGTTCGCGTTGGCGAGGTCCCAGGGCGACGTGGACGACGTGTCCACGGGTCCCGTGATGGTTCCCGAACCCGAGCGCTGCCCACGCAGGGTTTGCACCCAGTCGTCGCCGAGCTGGCTGACATCCATGGACGCCGCGGTCGTGTCGATGGTCCAGTCCGCCGAGTTCGACAGAATGCCGGAGCCGGCGTAGACTAGTGAGTTCCGGCCTGCGATGCGAGCGATCACACACCTCCTGGCACGAGTTCAAACGTGCTGATGTATACGGGATGGAAACCGAACATCCGATCTGCCAGTGTGGCTGTGGGCAGCCGATCTCCGAAGAGTCGGTCGCCAAGGCGAAGAAGCACGGCTACGTCCCAGACCTCCGAGCGCTGACGGCCGAGCTGTACGGCCACGATTCCTCGACTCCTCTGAATACCGAATGACCGGGTGCCCCTCTGGCCTGGCATGGACCGCGAGGGATGCCGCCCACTCGATCCGGCATAGACCAGAGAGGCACGCCCACCGCTCAGACCGCCCCTTGCAACGGAGCCTGCTGGAACGCTCTTGCCAGCACTCCGGAGGGGACCCGGCCGAAGCCGCGAACTCTGGCCTTCAGCCTACCACGAGTTAGTTCGACTCCAGCCGGCCGCGCTCGATCGCGTCCAGCGCCGCCATCCTCTCTTCGTCGGTCGACGCCCGCAGGTACAGCTCGGCCAGCCGAGTTTCGATCGGCGTCAGCGGCGGGTCGAATGACGGCAGCCTGATCGGGTCCGGGTGGTGCGAGCGGCCGTTGCCGTTCGACGACGCGACCGGCGCGGGCTCAGGCTTGACGGTCGGCTGCGGCGGACCCGGCGGTGGCTCGGTCTGGAATCCAGGCTGGTTGGGATCGCCAGTCGTTGCGGCCGACGCCCGAATCAGCTCCTTGCGCACGGTGAGCGGATCGTAGTCCTGGCCCCGCTTGTTGGGCAGGCGCGGCTGATGCTCCATGTCGCGGATCTCGTCGATGTTGGAGGCCCCGATCTCTCGCCGGATCTGATGGACCTCCCAGCGCGACTTGGCGTCAGGGCGAATACGTGAGTCGAGGTCAAAGATGACCCGCTGCGGGTCGGGCAACAGGTCGTAGAAGACCGACTCCAGCTTGTGCACCAAGGGCAACAGCGTCTCCTGGACCAACATGATCTGATCGTGTTCGATGTTCACGTAGGTCTGCGCGGTCTTGGTCTGCCCGCCGATCCGCTCCGGGGGATGAATGCCATAGACGACCGCGATGTCGTTGGCGGACATCTGTCGCGCCTCGGCGATCATCGAGTCCTTGGGCGAGATCAGGATCGGGTTGAACTCCCAATCGGCGCCGTACACCAGCGGTTTGTGAGCGCGGATCGATACGACCAGTCGATCACGAATCTTCTCCGACTCGACATCGCTGACCTTTTGCGTCGAGTTCTTGAACGTGGAGGGCGGCAGGCCGCCCGACTTGTACCAGTCGCCCTCGAACACACGCGCCGCCAAGCCGGTGTCGATGGGGCTGGCCAGCGCACCGAGCGGCGACAGGCCCTTGTATCGAAACGGGACGCTGAAGTACGGAATATGGACGATGTCCTCGCGATTCATCTCGCGACCGCGCCAGTAGATGATGGGGTCGAAGTACGAACCCCTTCCCCACAAGTTCTGGTCGATGACCATGACCTGTTCAGGGTGCAACCACTCAATGTTGGTGGGGTAGGAATACCCGTCGCGGGCCGTGATGAGCCCGTAGGCGTTTCCGTCCGTCAACAATGACGTGAGGCACGCGAACAGCCAGTCAACCAGGTCGCCGTGGATCGAGGGATGGGCGAACAAGGACGGTAGCCGACGCAGACGAACCAGGCCGTCGGCGTCGGTGTCGCGGAACCCGTGCAGGGGGAGGGTAGAGATGTTGCGGGCGACCAAGGCGATCGCGGCGTAGATGGTGCTCAGCCGAGTGGCCTGAGTCGAGGTCGGGGTCCGCGAGGAAATGACGTCACTGCCGGTGTTCCACGGCAAGCTATCAATGCTGCGCATCTCAATCAGGCCGTCACGCTCTGTTCGCAGCTCATCAAGTTGACGTCGAGCCTCGGCGCCAGTCAGGCGACCCCAAAGAGACATCAGCCCGGGTCCACCCTGGCAGCGCTGACACGAACTTGGACGGCCGCTTGTCTCGTCACGCCGTCTGGCAAGCGAACGACCTCAGAGCGAACGACCTCATTGTCGAACACCGTCCAACCGGACCCCGCGACGTCCGCGATCTGGTCCTCGTCCAGCAACCGCATGAGGTTGTCGATGATCCGTTCGAGCAACAGGAACCCCGGCTGCTGCGACCAGGCAAACACCGTGACCAGCACCGACCGCCCCTGGGTTCCCAATGTCGAGTCCGGCAGCTCGACAAACTCGCTCAGTTCGACGTAAGGAAACGCCGTCCCCTCGGGCACGAAGTCGAGGACCGGAGCGAGGTCGGCCAGCGCGACGTCCGCGACGAGGTGCGCGTAGACGGCGGCCTGAACGGCGCCAATCGCGGTCCGCCGCGAGCCGTCAGTCATCGTTGGGGCCTCCGGCGTAACGGTCAATGCGAGGGTCGACGCGTTGAGGGTCATTCCCAGCCCTCCGCCGACGCCGAGTCCTCGGACTCATTGTTGAGTTGGCGGATAATCTCGTCGATGACGAACACCGGAGTCGAGTTGTACTGCTGCCAATCCCAGCGCATCACCCTCATGATTGCGACCGCCGTTTCGAGCGATTGGGAAAAGGGATTGTTCTGCGCTCGGCTTCCTGCGCGGCGATGTGTTCGTCGATCAGGCGCGTCATCTCTTCGGCGATTTCGGTTCGAAGGGCGGACAACGTGCCGACCGAGACTGGCACCGGCCGATCATCGGGGTCTGTGAAATTCCAGGCCACGACGTAGGCGGACAGGCGCGCGAGGTAATACGCCCACGCGTCAACCCCGAATGCGGGCGTTGTGCCGTCGGCGCTCTGCTGGCCGGTGGTCACCAGCGCGCCTTCCATCTTCTTCTGTTCGGAGACCGAGAGTTCACATTTCAGCTCGATCCACGCATTGGGGTCGGAGGGGAGGGTCACCCGCTTGACGGACGGAACGACGAAGAAGCTCAACTGTACGCCCTCCCCTGGTGCGTGCTACAATGTACGGGCGTCCGGCAGCCATTGAGTGTGTGAGTACCATAGCCGATGAGCGGCCGGACGTTATCAGTTGTCATGGCGCCGCCGGTGTGTGTTCTACGGCCGTGATCAGAGCCTCGACGTGGAGCCCGTCGGGATTGACAACCGAGACGATGTCCAGCGTTCGCGTCACGGCGCCGTCGAGCCACAACAGACGCTTGGCCGGCGTCAGGTCGGACCGCCAGCGCATCGAGATCGTGAAATTCACGGAGTACGTCTGCTGGCCGACCACAAACGTCTCGGTGCCGCTGTGACCTCGGACGTTGGCGCGGACCTGGTCGACAGTCGTCCAAGCCTCAGTCAGGCCGCCCTGGCCGTCCGGCGTGCCGGCGCGGGTCTGGATCGTGACGAGGTCGCGCATGCGTCCGATGTCGAACCTCGAACCGTGAGACGTGAAACGTGGGACGGCGCTACGCAAAGCCCATCCCCCTGAAGACGCTGGACAGATACTCGAAGGCCGGCGGAACGAACGAGGCTGGGTCGTCTCCTCGGTTGCGATGCATCGCCGCCACCAACTGGAGCAGGATGATCACCATGGCCTCGGGGACGGCCGCCGCCACATCACCGAACCCGACCTTGATCCTGACCACGACGCCGTCGGCGCGAGGCAAGGAAGCCGTCGGCCAGCCCGTAGCCGCCACCAGCCGAGCGTCGCGCGCAACGCCGCCGTCCACGATGAACGCGGCGTTCGGCAACGTGATCGTGGTCAGGCCATTGACGACGTCGGTATAGCGAACCGAGACGACGGACTGCAACGGCGGCGGCGACAGATCGATGTATTCGAGCGGCGAGGACGGGAACTCGTCGAAGAAGAGATCCCATACCTGAGTGACGATGGCGATGTCGAGCCCCGGCGCAATGGGAGCCTCTACGAACTGACGAGCAGCGACGATGAGGTTGGCGATGTACGCATCTTCGCTCGTGTCGGACGCCGAGATGCGCAGATGCGACTTGGCGTCCGCCAACGAAAGCGGTTCGACGGCAGGGGCGGTCACAAGGACACGTCTCACAGCTCCCCCCTGGCCGCTCGCTCGACCGCCGCGATGACGCGCCGCTGAATGCCTGGACCGAGTCGGGCGCCGGTCCTCCACAACCAGGCGTGCTCTCCCGGCGGATGGATCGTGTACGGATATCGCCTGTCGCCGTGACGTGTTCGCTGAGCCCAGTGGGTGATCGCGGCGTAGGAGATCGGGCCGCCGCCGTACGCGACCTCGTAACCGCCCTCGATCGGCGTGATGCGGCCGGTCGCCGCCAACCCACCCTTGTCGCGGGGCACGACGGCCTCCGAGGCCGCGAACACGGCGATGGCGCCCTCGGCCAACTCGGCCTGGCCGGCGAGGGGCAGGTCGGCGATGGCGCGGTCGAGGCTGGCCTGCATCTCACGCAGACCAGACGTCTCGACGGTGACCCTGACCGCCATCGTCAGGCGGTGTTGCGGCCGAGATTCGTCCGCTGACCGCCGAACAGCTCCGGCGGGGCGGTCTGAACGGCCGGGTTCACGACGTCGACGTCGGACTCGTCGCCGTTGTCCGGCGCCGGGTTGCCGGGAAGCGGACCGCCGCCCATCGGGTTGGTGCGACCGGACGATGCATCCGATCGGACCTCGGGGCGACCACGGAACGAACGCGTGGTGATCGGCATATCGAGCAGCATACCCGCCGACGTACTAAACGGGGATCGTTTCTGCGCCAGCGAGCCAGTCGATGACGTCCATGCGCGAGCAAACCACGACGTCGGACGGCTCCCCCTCCCAGGTCGAGGAGGTCCAGATCGCCCAGGAGTCGCCGTAGCCAGGCAGCAGGAAGTCGATGGTCCCGACCTCCGGTCGCATCGGCGGCATGCCCGGCAACGGGCCGCTCGTGTCCCGGCCCTCGACGACCGGATGGTTCTGATCGACGACGACGTGTAGCCGATCGTTGTCGTCGACCGCCAGCACCACCAACAGGTCGTCGCCCTCGTTTGTCGCGCCGCCCCATCTCACGATCGAGAGCATACTTGATTTACTGGCAAATCTCTACAACTATGTCGCAATAGTCCGCGTTCACAGCGCAGAACTACTGCGAATTAGTCGTGTAAACGGCAGTGTACCGTGTACGGAGCAGTTACGTTTTACAGAACCTGCGGGAACAAAAGCGAGACCGGAACGCTGGCCGCCGACCGACCCTCCCCTGAGAAACTAGCGGCGATTAGTATGTTCGTCAAGCGACAGTAGACACTACTGGTCGCCGGTAGTGAGTGACGAACTATGGTAGGACAGTTGTCATGATGTGCGCACGCATGCACCATGGCTAACAGAGCGAGCGCATGGGACGATGGCACCATGAACCTCACCCCCACCCCCGCCACGCGTGTGTCCGCCCATCGAGAAGACGTCGTGACGCAGTTCGAGGGACCGACGTACCCGACGCAGCCGCCCGTCTACGTCCGACCCATGAGCGCCGGCAACAGCATCGTTGCCGGCGCGGGAGCTGGCATCGGCGCCTGCTGCCTGGCGCCCGTCCTGGTTGTCGTGGCCCTGGTCATCGGCTTCATGGTGCTGGCCGCCATCGGCTCGGCTGGTCACTGATGAGCTACCGCATCCTCACCAACTCAGCGAGCGGTCGTCCGTTCGTCGTCAGCGGCTCAGGTCCCGGCGGCAAAGTGAGGATCGGGACCGAGACTCGCACGTCCGCCAACCTGATCAGGGCCGCCCTCAAGACCGGCCGTTCCGCCATCACAAAGGCCGAGTGGGAAGCCCTCGACCCCGAGGAGATCCCCATGCCCACGCCAGTCAAGCCGCGTCCTGCGTCCTACACAGACGACGATCCGACCTCGCCGGCCGCCGTGACTCGCGCGCGGCTGGCCGAGATCGACGCCTACCTGAACCGGTACATGGTCATGAGCGACGCTCAACGCCTGGCCTGCTCACTCTGGGCGCTGCACTCCCACTGCCACGACCTGTGGAGCTACACGCCCCGTCTGGGCATCCTCTCGCCCGAAGCGGTCAACGGCAAGACCACGCTGGCCGACCTCGTGGCCCGGCTCGGCGTCGATTACGTGGACCACTCCTCAGCCACTCCGGCGGCCGTGTTCACCACGGCGCACGCCACGCCCCGGCACATCATCTACATCGACGAGGTCGACAAGCTGTTCGGCCTGATGGCGTCAGGCAAGGCCGGCGGACAGGTCTGCTCGATCCTCAACCGAGGCTACGGCAAGGGCTCCCGGGTCACTCGCACCGCCGGCCGAGGCAAGAACATCGAGTACAACATCTACTCGCTGGCGATCATGGCTGGCCTCGGAGAGTCGATCCCCCCAGACCTCTACACGCGAACTGTGACCATCCGACTCCGGCGCGCCAGCTCGGACGAGTTGCGCGACAAGCGGCGCTACGACCTCGACGAGGTCGTTCCCCTGGCCGACGGACTCCGCACCCGGATCATGGGCTGGCTGGAATACGTGAGGGACCCGCTGACGGCCATCTCGCCGGAGCTGCCGGCGGCCCGCACCGGTCTCGTCTGGCGCCCACTCCTAGCCATCGCCCAACTCGCCGGACCCGACATCCTGGCCCAAGCCGTGGAAGCCTGCACGACGCTGGCGGAAACCCACATCGAGACCACCGCCGACGCGTTCCTGGCCGTCGTTCGATCGACCCTGGGTGACCGAGACTCGGTCTGGAACCGTGAGATCGTGGACGGGCTGGCGGTGAACGGTATCAACATGACCCAGCGCGCGGTCGCCAACGCGCTGGCCAAGCTAGGCGTCCTCTCTCACAACCTGACTCGGGGCGGACGTGGCGGCGAGCAATTCAACGGCTACTATGCCCGCGACCTGGTCTCACTGTGGAACGGTGGGACGCAGGACGCGAAACACTATGGAAACTTGTGGTCGACTGAGCCGCTACTACCCTGCCACTTGCATTCGATAGCTAGACCCTTCGACCAACGAGAGGGATGAAAGGCGAAGAAGTCCACTACCATCGGGAGCACATCCGCCACCTCGTCCGCCTGGGTCGGACGGTGGACCCCGAGACGGCCGCCCGCTGGCTCGGAGAGCCTATCGCCTGCCGCATCCTCGTTATTTCGAGGGCCGTCCCGAGCATGGGGCGGCCCTCGGCGCATCTACCCCACCGAACCGTCGAGGTCGTATGACTCAGGCGGCCGAGGCCGAACGTCGGGACGCCAGCCCTCGGGCTTGAAGACGATGCCACCGCCATAGTGCCGCTGACGGTGGTGCGCCGAGCACAGTCCCCTCAGGCTCTCGGGCGAATCGTCGGTCCGCCCATGCAGGTGGTCGACCTCCTCCACGGGCCACATGCAGGTGGCCTCCCAGCAGATCCCAAACTGGGCCTCGATGCGCACCAGACGCGCTCGCCGCCAGGCCCTCGAACTGCCGCGGATCGTGAGCGTCGTGACGTCGGCGTGGTCGGAACAGTGAATGTCGCCGGGCTTGGCGACGTGGTTTGGACATCGACCGTGTGCACACAGTCTGAGCTTCGAATGCGGCATCACCCAAGTATGAGCCCGCCGACCGATTCAACCGACTGGGTCGGCGGGCGACCCCGCGGATCGTACCGACCGACGACGATCTAGCCAGATCGCCGAGCTTCGTCCAGCGGATCGGCCATGTCCGGGAGAGCGCTCGCACCCTGATGGTACTCGGTTCGACTCCGAGGCGGAGCACCCCGCCAGGGTCGGCGATGCGAGACGCCGGCCCTGGTCCAGACGTCATCAGGCCCTCCTCCGATATTGGCGACCATTCGGCCGCCACCTTGAATTCCGTCATTTTATTTTCTCCAAACAATTGCCGAAAATACTCCAGAGCCCTTGCCTCACAGCCTGGGGTGCCCCGATGCCCCGATTGCCCGGTCTTACGGGGTAGAGACCCTTACTTTGACGCGAATCTCCGTTTTTCCAAGCACCACTACACTCCTACACACCTACACTTCTATAATCGGGACAATCGGGACAATCGGGACAATCAGGCAAATTCGTATTCGAAAAGCCTACCCCGATTCCGGATTTTGACGCCCCGATTGCCCGATTGTTTTTTTTCATTTTTCGAAAACAAAATCGAGCCGCAGACACCACGCCCGTTTTCGGGAACCTTCGATCGTCCTCTTGGTCGTGTTCCGACCCGAATCGGATCGGAGCGCCCCGGCCGAGGCCAGCCGCTTTCCCAGGGTTTTGGGCTGGACCGAAATTCCGTTCTCCCCCGCCGACACCATGCCCTGGGCGGCCCGGTAGGAGGCCGCCGGGTCGAGGAAGAGGTCGTCGCCGTCCACCCAACCAACGCGGTCACCCTGGGCCTGATAGGTCGATCCCGACGAGATGCCGCCGAAGGTCACGCCGCCGTCGATTCGCCGCCAGCCGCAGGCCGGCGGCGGCACCCCCTCCGGCACACCCCCGGTCGGGCTGGCCAGGTGGGCGCGGCCGGAGGCGATGGCGGATTGCAGCAGCTCGACGAAGACCGCGACCGGGTCCGTGTCCACCTGCATACTCCGCTGCCCGCTGGCAACCACCTGGAGCGCCGCCTGAGCGCGGACCGTGCACGCCATCAGCTCCTCCTCTGTGATGGCACCGGCGGCCACCGCGAACCGGCAGAAGGTCGTCATCCCGGCCATCAGCTCGGCCGCCCTGGTCGCGGTCTGTTGGTGGCCGCCGACGAACTTGGCGCGCAGTTCATTGACCAGTTCGCGCGTGCGCGCGGGCACGTGTTCCATCTCTGCCGCCAGCCATTTGAGATACCCCGCCATGGCGCCGGCCAGCACGCCGTCCGCGCTCGCCGCCTGCGCCGCCGTCAGCTTGGGGAAGAGGGTCCGACCCTCCAGCCCCATCCCGTCGACGTTGCCAGGCTCGACCGTGACCACCACGATGCGCGCCATCTCCGACAATTCAGAGGCCAGCTCCTCGCCGGTCGAGAGCATCGACGCTCGTGCCGGACGGGTAACGCGCGCCTCCCCTGTCCGATCGGACCGCCCGCGACCAGTGCCCGCCGCCACCGCTCTGACCAAGGCCCCGAACTCGGCCCTCATCTCCGCTCGCTTGAACCCCGACCCCCGCGGCGAGAACTCGTCCAGCAAGACGACCATATCCATGCCGTGAAACAGCAGGGACTCGTTGTGATTCGTCGTCGAGCGAAACAGGTTGCCGGCGGTCGCTTCCGTGAGACCAGGGGCGAAGTGGCCGACCATCACACAGGCGAGAGCCGACTTGCCAGACGACGTTCGGCCCGTCTCATGCACGACGAGGTGGGCGTGCCGCAGCGGCGCCCGGTAGACCTGAGCCAGCAGCGGGATCGTGACCGTGTCGGGTCCCACGTCTACGAGACCGAGCGACGCGCGAATCGCCGCCCTCAAATCCTCTCCGACCGCCGGCGGCGGCAACGCATAAGCCTGAAGAGGTCCCGGCAGCTCGACGTCAATGTTCGCGACGACGCCCTCGGCGCCGATCGCGCCGTCAGCGTGCAGGAAGACCCACCGATCGCCGATCTTGCGCCAGCCCGCGTGGGTGTAGATCGTGGCGTGGGCCGGATGGCCGGAGATGCCGTCAATGGCCGCTCGCACATGATCACGAGCGCTGGGGCCAGCGGCGATCGAGAGATCCAGACCGACCACGTCTCGCGGCCACCGCATGGCCTCGAACTCGCTGGCCTTGACCACGTGATTGCCGATCCGACCTCCGGCCCACACCCGAACGTCATAGCGCTCCAGTTGGTCGAGACCGTCGTCGGCCGCCGTCTTACGTATGATGCGAGCCGCGAAGTTGGCCAATTGGACTTCGTACGGATCACCCTTGGCCGGCGTTCGGGTGAGGTATGTGCCGTCCCTGTCCATGCGGTACTCGTTGTACTCGCCGTCGGCGCCCTGCTTGTTCAGCGTGGCCTTCAACGCGATCTTTTGAACGTCAGCGGCGCGAGTCTCGACCATGAATTCGATCGCCTTCTCGATCGTGACCTCACGGTAGCCTGGTCGAGCTTCCCACTTCTCGCGATTGAGCGCCGAGCTTCGAAACAGTCGATCGATCTGTTCCGCGTCGGTCGTGTATCGGGCCAGCAGATTGCACAGGGATTGATCCGCCGCCGAGTGGTCGTCGTTGTTCTCGCTCAGGTCGCCGTTGTCGTACAGTGCGTCGAATCGCTCCCCGCGAGCGCGACGCACCACCTCGTCGTCGCCGATTTCGATCTCGACCTCGGGGCGATGTCCGTTCCCGGACGGCTTGACACTCAGAAGCTCGTGCAGCTCCAGGATTCGTTCCGGCCGCGCCTCGATCGTCCAGGGCGTGCCCTCTACGTGTTGTCCGGTGATGGTCAGGTAGTGACCGCGGTCGTATATCTCGACGCCCTTGGCGCGGTTCGTACGCCCCTTGCCGACCAGACGACCGCGAAGAATCACACGGTAACCGGTGCCGGAGGGTGATCGTTCGGTGTATGAGTCGAGTTGAACGACGCCGCCCGTCCACCTCGCCTCGTCCGTCGTCATGTCGTCCCAGTCGGTGAAGACGAACCCGTCCTCTTCTCGTGGACAGAACCCGACGCCGTCCCAGCTCCCGCCGGCATACGCTGTCGCGACGTCGTCGAACGACGCCCAGGTCAGAGGCTCGGTCGATGACGCCAGTCCGCCGCCCCGCACCGATCGCGGCGGTTTGGTCCACTCGCCGGTCCGCTGGCGGGTGACCTTGTCACGCAGGTCGTCATCCCACTCGTAGCGCCAGACGACCCATTGCGGCCATGCCTTCAGATCGGCGGGGATGTTCCTGGCGATGACCGGCAGCGCGGTGGGTCGGGGCTTCACGACCGAGTGCGTCCGGGTCTGATATACTCGCCACACGTCCAAAAGGGCGTGCGGAACGGAAGACCGGAGGTCATTTCTTCTCCTACCAACTTGCGGTCGGTTCCTCGGAACGGGTTGATCGCCGTCGTTCCGGAGGACGTTCCGTCGATACTAACATCATCCGCTCCGACGAACCAGCCGGTATTCCTCCAGCGCCCGTGCCGCTCAGTCATGGCCGGCTCCGAATTTCGAGCGGCACATCGGACCGGAAGAAGTCGTCGCCGTCTTGCTCGTTGACGACCCTCCAGCCCTGCCCCCTCGCATAGAGCCAGGCGCGTGCCCTGGTCGTGAACGAAGGCGTCGTGCGCCAGTCGCCCCGGTCGGCGTATCGGAACCGAATCCGCTTGCCGGAATCTGGCCAGATCAGTACGAAGCCGTCGGGGTGCGGTGCAATGATGACGTCCCGCTGTCTCATCGCGTACACGGCCGGTCGACGTACACGGCGTCCCGCGATGCTGTATGATGCCCATCAGGGCGAGTGAAGGTCGAGTTCATCGGCGACTCCTTCTCGGTGAGCCCGATTACTCCGGGAGGGCTTGGCGGCCCTCTTCCCGGCGGACTCGTCCCGCCACCATAGCACCAAGGAGGGCGCCTCGTCGTATTGGTGTGGTCGATGTACTAAGTGCCCGACGCATCCTCCCAGGGCAACGCTCGCAGCGCATCGACCTGGTCCAGGTCGGCAAGGTCGTACACCGGCCGCTCCGGCGCCGACAGCGGCATCCGATACTCGATGTCGTCTGAGAACCGATCCTCCCACCGCATCAACTGTGACCCTCGGCCGCCGTGTCCAGCCAGCGTTCGACCGCCTTCAACGTCAGTCCGCGAGGCGAAACCGGCTCGTCGGTCCCGAACCGCAGGACCTCGAACCGACCGAAATCGGGGGATCGGGGGTCCCTCGTGCGCGACCGTCGGAGTGAGTACCCTTCGCGGGCCGCCCTCGTCCGAACTCGCGCCTCCTCTCGTCGTTCCTGGGTCGTCATCATCACGGTTTGTATGCTACACTCCCAATCGGCGACGAGGTCAGGCGAGTTATGGCGGGTGCGGTCGGTTAGTGATCACGGTCAGGCTGAGGAGGTCAAGGAATGTCCTGGTGGGAACGCCTTTCGCCGCAAGCGCTGGCCTACTTCTTTCCCGAGGGCGGGGAGACGCCGGAGGAGTTCGACCGGCGCATGGCCAAGAGCCAGGTTGTGCGGTGCACCAACCCGGCGGTCTTCGACCTATTGGCCGAGATGGCTGAACGCCACGGAGAGATAACCGGAGGGGAGGAGGCTTGACATCTGGCTAGCTAAGGGTTAAGCTACGGACATGGACACCAAGACGGCCCCGCCGCCTCTCCGCATCGTCAAAGAGTTCGTGGCCACGGTCGGCTACCAGGGGACTCCGATCAGAGACTTCACGCGCTACACCGGACCGATCTGGGGCGTGTGGCTGCTGGAGTGCGGACACGAGGTCCGACGATGCTTCCCGCGACAGGAACGGCCGGACCCGGTCCGCCGTCGGTGTGAGCGCTGCCGCATCGAAGCGGTTGCCGTCCTCGAACACCGGCTCCCAGAGGCCACTCGTCCGAGCCGCATCAACCCGGCCCTGCCCCTGGAGGCATCGTGACCACCCGCTTCGACGACGACGCCCACCGCGACTTCCGCCTGCGGGGGGCGGTGGCGCGACGGGGCTATCGGCTTCGGCGCTCGACCTCGCGCGATCCACAGACGGCGGGCCACGGGCTCTACTTCATCATCGACCCACGAACCGGACAGCCCCACCACGGGCTGATCGACGGCATACCGGTTCTGACCCTGGCCGACGTCGAGCGCTGGCTGGCGACGTGATGCCCGCGATCCGCGACCTCCTCGATAACGAGACCGCCGGCCGCCTGCACCTGACGGCGGTCGGCCCGCCGGAGGTCTGCCCGGTCGCCGGCAAACGCATATACGCGACGTACGACGAGGCGCTGATGGACCTCGAACGCTACGGTCGACGGCGGGACGGCGGCGCGCCGTACGAATGCGACGTCACGCTGGATCGACACTGGCATCACGGCCGCCCTCGGTGAAGTACCGTGATCTGATCAAGGAGGTGATGACTCCGCTCGCTGAAGCAAGATCGTCCGCTACCGATACCGCGCCTACCCGACGCCGGGCCACGCCAGACGTGAGTGCCACAGCCCAAGAGCGCAGCCACCGTACCGGAGAGAACCACCACATGAGAGCGGCCCGTCGCTGGGCGGTCGAACCAAAGGAGGCCGGCGTCGTGCCGGCCTCTCCCAAATTTAGAGGAACAGGTGAAATGCCGCTGAAGCCAAATCCGCCACGCGCATTCGAGGCTCACTGGGACCGTACCTGGGCGCTGGCCCACGACTACGTCCAGGATTACTACGGATTCAGGATCGACTTCTTCAAGGTCGGACCGTTCTGGTTCTCCGTTGAACGCGATATGGTGCGCAAGCCTGAGCGGGCTGCCCGTGACGCCGAGATGGAGGAGGAGCGTATCGCGAGGGGTATGGGGGACTCTCGCGAGCGCTTCGTTCGGGCGTGCGAACTCGGCATCAACCTGGACGACTACGACCCGGCGGAAGTTGCCGAGTACAGGCGCACTCACACTGACGTCTTGACTCTGGAGTGGGTTACCACCCCTTGTCACGGCTGCGGCCGCAATCCTCACCCAACAGAACGGACGGCGCCGGCCGACCCGACCGTCACCGAGGTTTTGTCGCGGTGCCCGTGCGGCGACGACATCCACCGGGATACGTGGCCGCTTCGCCGGGCGATCGAGCCTTGCACTGACGAAGAGGTTGCGGCGGGTCTGGAGCGGTCTCGACGAATCGCACGCCGGGTCAACCCCCTCTGATGCCAATCCTCACGTCGATCTGGTCGTGGCTGGGCGCCCCGCGATTCACTGGTCTCGGCAATGAGTTCTCGCACCCCGTTCAATGCCCGGACTGTGGTCATTACAGGACGTACCTGGACACAATCACGGATGACGGCAAGGCGTGGAACTTCACGTGCGAGGGCGGTTGCCACTGGACGGTGGACACAGTGACCGACAATAGTCAA